CAAACATCCTGTCAGCAGAGAGCGGCCTATTGTCTCTTGCTGATTACGATATTGATTACCTAGAGATCAATACAATGGCTGATATGCATGAAGCTTTTGCTGTGGTTCGTGAAAGTGATTATGAGTGGGTGTGTCTTGACAGTATTTCTGAGATTGCTGAGGTTCTGCTTACAACAGAGAAAGCAAAAACCAAAGATGCCCGACAAGCATACGGAGAGCTACAATCTCAAATGATGCAGCTCATGCGTGGTTTCAGAGATCTTCCAAAGAATATTTATTTCAGCGCTAAGCAGGAAAAAGTAAAGGACGAAATTACAGGAGGAATGCTTTTCGGCCCCTCAGCGCCCGGAACAAAGGTAGGCCCTGCTATGCCGTATCTTTTTGATCTGGTGTTTGCTATGCACTGTTGGAAAGATAACGAAGGAGTTCAGCATTACGGTTTGCAAACGCAACGTGACGCTCAATATGAAGCCAAAGACAGAAGCGGAAAATTAGATATAATTGAACCTGCTGATCTTGGTGCTATTTACGATAAAATCATTAACAAAAAAGGAAACTAAATCATGGTTGGAATACCCCAAACATTTAATACATCAGATCTACCCGACACTGGAGGAAGTAGTGTTTTAATTCCCCAAGCTGACTATCAGGCTCTTATTGTAGAGAGCGAGCTAAAACAAACTAAGTCTGGAACAGGCCAAATGCTTGTCTTTAAGATTGTTATTACACAAGGCCAGTATGCAAATACTGAGTTTGTTGAGCGCCTGAATATTATCAACCAAAACCAGACAGCGGTTGAAATTGCTTACAAAACTCTGGCGCGTATGAGTGAGGCCCTTGGTATGTCTCAAACTCCCGCTGACAGTAGCCAGTTACATAACAAGCCGCTTATGATACGGGTTGAGACAGAGCCAGCAGAGCCTTACATTGACAATAATGGTAACCAAAAGCCGGGCAAAGACAAGAGTGTTATTAAAACATACCTGCCTCTTCCTGCTGGTGGTGCTGGAGCAGCCCCTGTTGGAGCAGCCCCTGCCGCAGTAACAGCAAGCGCCCCCCCGGCCCCTGCTGTTGCAGCAGCTCCAGCAGCTTCTCCGTTTGCTCCTCCCGCAGCACAGCAGCAGACAGCAGCCCCGGCCCCGGCCCCGGTAGCAAATCCTTTTGCTCCACCAGCCTCTTAACTTTTTTATCCTGTCCTTTGGAAACAGAGGGCAGAGATAAAGGAGGGAAGAAAAATGATTTATAAACACAAAAGAACAGGGAAGCTTTACAGATACTTGCTTGAAAGCTTTGACACAGACAGACAAGAGCATCACGTAGTTTATTTACAAATAGAAACTGGTTTTATTTTCAACAGATCAGGTGATATTTTTAATAAAAATTTTGAATGTGTTGATGCAACGCCACAAATGAAGATCACGCCCCACGATCCGAAAAGGAAATGACATGGTATCGATACCAGAAAAAGATATTGACATTGATGATATACCATTGAGCTTTGGTAAGTTCAAAGGAAAAACACCAAATGAATTATTTAAAATAGAAGAATATTCTTACATTGTTTGGCTTGCGGAAAATATAGAGCCATCAGTTGTTAGCGATTGTATACATGAAGAAGCAGAAAACGAACAAGAACTTTATGATGGGCCTGATGAAGGCGATAGATGGAGTATTTATTGAAATGGTAAATATTCCACAGAACGGAGATCCTACGCTTCGCGCCATGTATAAGGCCATAGAAGCAGCTCAGGAAACAAAGAAGCGTGACTATCTTGGGGCTTCCCTGATAGGCAATGCTTGTGCGCGGCAGATCTGGTACGAATATAATCATTATGATAAAGAGCCGTTTGAGGCCAAGACCCTCATGAATTTTGCAGACGGCCATAGGACAGAGGATCTAACCGCTGAGCGCTTGCGTATGGTTCCCGGCATAGAGCTTCATACACACCAAGCAGACGGCAGCCAGTACGGATTTATAGCCCTTGACGGTAAGTTTGCCGGACATTGTGATGGATTAATACGCGGACTTTTACAAGCTCCTAAAGCTTGGCACATATGGGAGGCAAAATGTAGCGCTCTTAAAAAGTTTAATGAATTTAAAAAATGTAAAAAAGATCATGGAGAAAAGAATGCACTCAAAGAATGGAACGAAAACTACTACGCTCAGGCTCAGCTCTACATGCATTACTCAAAATTCAACAGACACTATACTACCGTTGCCCTTGCCGGAGGGCGCGAATACGATAGTTGCCGCACAAATTACGATGGATCAGTGGCAGAAAAATATATTGAAAGAGCTAATAAAATTATTCACGCTACGAAAGAGCCGCCCAGAATAAGAGAAGAAAAAGATTTTTGGTTGTGTAGGTTTTGTAACTTTAAGGATATATGTAGGTGAAAATATTACGCCAATATCAGGAAGCAGCCACAAGCGCCTTGTTCCAGTTTATATTCTCTGGTAAAAAAGAAAATCCTCTTGTTGTTGTTCCCGTTGCTGGTGGTAAGTCCCTGCTAATTGCTGAGTTTATAAAGCGTGTACATGCTATATATCCTCGTACCCGGATTGTTATGCTGACCCACGTTAAGGAATTGTTGGAGCAGAGCGCCAAAGAGCTTTATGAGCAATATAAAGAATGTGATATGGGCTTTTATTGTGCCGGGTTAAATCAAAAAAGATTGCACAACGATGTTACCTTTGCCAGTATTCAGAGTATCCATAATAAAATAGCAGGATTTAACAGAGTTCCTGAAATTATTATCATTGATGAATGCCACCTTATTAGTCATAAGAATGACACAAGATACAGAAAATTTATTGATGATGTTTTAGCTCTAAATCCTAATTGTAAGATCATAGGATATACCGGAACTCCGTTCAGGGCAGACACTGGCAGGCTTGATGCTGGAGACAATAGACTTTTTGATGAAATAGCTTATGAAGTAAGTATGGATTACATGATAGAGCAGGGATATTGGGCCAAGCCTGTCTGTCCTGAAGTTGCTACAAAGATGGATATTACAGGCGTTTCTGTTGTTGGTGGTGATTACGTTGCTTCTCAGCTTGAGGCCGCTATCAACAAGCCGGAGATAACGGATGCTTGCGTTGCTGAGCTGTTAGATAAGGGAGAGAACAGGCGCAAGTGGCTTGTCTTTACCGCTGGCATTCAACACGCTCATGATGTTGCAGAAGAAATAGAAAATTGTGGAATATCCGTTTCAGTTATCACAAGCAAAACACCCAAGGCAGAAAGAAAGAAAACCATTAAAGATTTCCGGGCAGGAAGAATTAGATGTCTTGTTAATGTTGCCGTTTTAACAACAGGGTTTGATGTTCCTGACATTGATCTTCTGTCTTTCATGCGGCCAACCAGAAGCCCCGTTCTTTATGTCCAGACTGTAGGACGTGGAGTAAGGCCAGTTTATGCGCCGGGTTACGACCTCAATACACAGCAAGGACGATTGGATGCTATAGCGAATAGTATAAAGCCGGATTGCATGATCCTTGATTTTGGTGGAGTTGTTGCAACGCTTGGCCCCATTGATGAAGTATCAATTAAAAAAGAATATGATGAAAATGAAGAAAAAGGAGACGGGGCAGCTATATATAAACTTTGTCCATTGGATGAAAAAGACAGAAACGGCAATCAAGGTTGTGGAGAAATTTGCGCTCCAGCTCAGAGATATTGTTTTAGTTGTGGATATTGTTTTATAAGGCTTGACGATGAAGCAGATAATAAAGCTGTTGTAAGTCGAGATGTGCCAGCGGAGTGGATTGAGGTTTTGGGCATGTATACTGTGCCACATCAGAAGCTAGAGGGAGGACCCTCTTCTTTGAAAGTTTCCTACGCTACCATGATAGATACCTTCAGAGAATGGGTTTGTTTTGAACACCATCTTTTTGATGTTGGAGATAACAAAAGGTACGCTTGGGATAAGGCCGTTGCTTGGCACAATGCAAGGCTTCCAGATATAAAAGTTCCGCAATCTGCTTTAGAGGCATATGAACTTGAATACCCTACACCGTCAAGGATCTTAGTTAAAAAAGATGGTGAGTGGTGGCGCATTCTGGATTATGAATGGAGCCGAGAAGTTCAGCAACAGGAGGCTGTTGTAGAAAAACAGATGGACAATTATTTTGCCATACCCTTTTAACCATAAACAAGGAGAAGACGATGAACGATAATTTATTATTTACAGATACAGAAACAACCGGGTTTAAGAAATCAGGATTGATTGTTGAGGGACAAGCGCGAGTATGTCAAATTGCTATGATACTCACAGATAAGACCGGAAGGATCTTGGCTCAGTTCTCTTCTTACATTAAGCCTAATGGATGGAAAATAGGAGATGGTGCTTTTAAACAGCATGGAATATCTCAGGAAGATTGCGAGAATTACGGAATGCCTCAGTCTCATTTTATGGGTATGTTTCTAACGTTTTTACAAAAGTCAAACTTAGTTGTAGCACATAATAGCAATTTTGATGAAAGCATGATGGACGTAGAGACGGCTTACTATAATGATGCCAGCGACCTTAGCATGAAGTCTCCAAAAAGACCTTGGTATTGTACGCAGAAAAATACAGTCGATATTTGTTGCGTACCACCAACAGAGAAGATGATTGCTGTTGGTCGGACACATTACAAAACACCAAGCTTGGCCGAAGCGTACCACCATTTCACAGGCAAAAGAATAGAGGGCGCTCATGATGCTATGGTTGACACCAGAGCTTGTATGGAAATTTATTTTGGTATGAAGGGGATTAAGTTAGCAGCATGAGAGAGGTTATTTATGTGGCGCAAATAGACAGGCATTGCGAAGGGAAAAGTGAGCCAGTTTTTGCAACAAAAATCGAAGCTGAAATACTGGCTTTTAAAAAGGGCGCGTATCTTACATATGGAAACTCTATTTATTGTAGCTTAATTGACATTAATACAGGATCTATAGAGGAATACACAAATGAGTAAATATCCAGAAGGAACATGCTTATTTGCTGGTGGATCTGAGCATGTAGATAATGCCAAGGATTACATAAAGAAAAACAACCTGACCAGTGAAGATATAGAACTTGTGGGTAACGACAAAGAAACTTTGATTATAACGAAAAAATGTGTTGAACTTACAGCTTAATTGTTATACTAATTGTTTGA